GCTTCTTTTACTGCAAACGGTGCAATGATTTATAATACAACAACTGACGGTGGTTCAGGAACAACTGATGCTGTTGCTATCATCGCATTTGGTGGTGATAAGACGGCAAGTAACGGAACGTTTAAAATAGAATTTCCAGCAGCAGACGCTAGTAACGCAATCATCAGATTAGCATAGGGGGTCGACCATGTCGACAACTTCAGGATGGGGCCGATTAACCTACGGACAGGCTAATTGGAACCAGTCAACAACTTTAAAAACAGGTTGGGGTGCACAAGCTTGGAATGGTGGCGGCGCCTGGGGACAAACTTCTAATCAAGTTATTACCTTAACCGGTCAATCAATATCATCTAGTATAGGATCGCCTACAGTTCCAGACATTATTGTAGGTCTTACAGGACAGTCTATTACATCTTCACAAGGTGCAGCTTTCAATCCTGTAGTTGTATCGGGTATATCTGCATCGTTCTCTGTTGGATCAATAACTCCAAGAGATCAAACACAAGGTTTAACATCAAGTGCTATAACGTCTTCTATTGGTGTAATTACACCAAATGATATGACCCTTGGTTTAACTGGTCAGTCAATGACCTTATCACAAGGGACAGCAAAAGCACCAAACGAAACAGTTTTACCATCTGGTTTATCTATAACTTCAGCTCAAGGAACAGCACAAGGTATATCATCACAAGAAGCTACATTAACAGGTCAATCAATAACATCTAGTTTAGGAACTGTTACAATACCAAATGCTACAGCACAGTTAACCGGTGTATCTGCATCATTTAATTTAGGATCTATAGTTGGATTAGGAGGAGCTGTTGCTCAACCAACTGGTCAATCAGCTACAGCAGGTGTCGGGTCTTTAACAATAGAAGAAGGACTAGGATTAACAGGTCAATCATTTAGTGCTAGTGTAGGATCAATATCTTTAGCTGATATGCAGGTTGGATTAACTGGTCAATCTGCTACATTTAATATAGGAACAGTTAATATCTTTGCGTATGGAGATGTTGACACTGGTTCGAATACATCTTATAGTAATGTTTCAACAGGCTCGAATGACACTTATTCAGATGTTGCAACTGGATCAAATACAAGTTATAGTGACGCTGCATAGGAGATAATTTATGGCAAGTACATACACACCTTTAGGTGTAGAACTTCAAGCAACTGGTGAAAACGCCGGTACATGGGGCACAAAAACAAATAAAAATTTAGAGATTCTTCAACAGATAACAGGTGGATTTTCACAGGTATCAATAGCCGGTGGTGCACAAACAACTGCTTTAACTGTTGTAGATGGAAATACAACAGGAACAGCTCAACAAAGAATGATTGAGTTTACAGGTTCTATTACTGGAAACCAAATTGTTACAATACCTTTAGATGTTGAAACTTTTTATATCTTAAAAAATTCAACATCAGGTGCTTACACGGTACAGTTTAAATACGCTTCTGGTTCAGGAGATACTTTTACTTTTGCAGCTACAAATAAAAAAACAGCTATCATACAAGCAACAGCTAGTGATGGAACTAATCCAAACATGATAGAGATCCAAACTGGTGGAGATGTTGTAGATGATACATCACCACAATTAGGTGGAGATTTAGACACTAATTCATTTAATATTGCATTTGATGATGCACACGGAATTAACGATGAAAACGGAAACGAACAAATAATATTTCAAACAACATCATCTGCAGTAAACCAATTAGATATAACAAACGCTGCAACAGGTAATGCACCATCTATTCAAGCAACGGGTGGTGATTCTAATATAGATTTAAAAGTTGGACCAAAAGGAACTGGTAATATAGAAATTTTAGGAGCTACAAATCCAGGTACAATTCAGCTCAATTGTGAATCTAATTCGCATGGGATCATATTACAGGGTCCCCCACATAGTGCAGCGCAATCGTACACACTAAAATTTCCAACAGGAAATGTAACAGCAGACAGATTTTTAAAAGTAGAGTCAGTATCGGGATCTGGCACAACAGGTGTTGGACAATTATCTTTTGGAGAAGTATCGGGTGGAACCTCTTGGCAAGCAGTAAAAACTTCTACTTTTACAGCAGTAGCTGGTGAAGGTTATTTTATCGATACATCATCTAGTGCTATTACAATGAATTTGCCTGCAGGTAGTATTGGTGATGAAGTAGCTTTTATTGATTACGCAGGAACTTTTGATACAAATAATTTAACTGTAGATTCAAACGGTTCAGAAAAAATCGTGGGTTCAACTAACAATCTAACGGTTGCAACAGAAAGAGCAGCGAACACATTAGTATACGTAGACGGAACACAGGGCTGGCTGTTAAAGAATAATTAAGGAGACTAGATGACTAACTATAGATCTCTTGTAGGCCAAAAAATAAAAAAGGTCAGTTCAGATCCATCAAACCCATTGGAAGGTCAGATTTGGTATAATACTACGTCAGGAAAATTAAAAGGTGTACCTCAACTTAAAGCATGGTCTACTAGTGCATCTGTAATTACTGCTCGTTTTGGAACTGCCGGAGGAGTTTCAGATCAAGGAACTCAAAGTTCTACTATATTTTTTGGTGGTCAAGAACCAAGTTTTTCAAATAAGACAGAAGAATATAATGGAACTGGATCTAGCAGCGCTCCTAATTTACCAGCAGCTGTTGCAGAAAATATGGGTTGTGGAACATCAACTGCAGCTTTATCTTTTGGTGGTTTATCTAATCCATCTACACATATTGCTGAGTCTTATGAATATGATGGATCATCTTGGGGTAGTGAAACAGATTTAAATACATCACGTTATACTGGAGGTGGAGCAGGCTCACAAACAGCGGGTTTAGCTTGTGGGGGATATTCAACAACTCACCTTGCTAATACAGAAGAATATAATGGTTCGGCTTGGACTAATGTAAATAGTATGAACACAGCAAGGTATAGTTTTGGAACTGCAGGCGTTCAAACTTCTGCAGTAATTGCGGCAGGAGTTACAACAACAAGAGTAAATAGTGTAGAAGAATATGATGGAACAAATTGGACTTCAGGAACAAATTATCCAGTAACAACTGGAGGGACTCAAGGTTTTGGTGCTACTAATACAACAGCTATTTTTGCAGGAGGATCAACTAGTCCTCCAACTTTAATTACAACGTGTCTTGCATATGATGGAAGCAGTTTTTCAGCCGTGCCATCTTTAAATAATTCTGCATCAGGTGGATATGCTAGTGGAAGTAATTCTGCAGGAGTATATTTAACTGGAATTAGAACAGCTCCAGGAACAGCTGGCGGAGATACAGAAGAATATAACCAATCATCAGATGTAATCACAGGTGCAGCGTGGGCTTCAGGCGGTAGTCTAAATACAGGTAGATATTTTCTTGGAGGAACAGGAACTCAAACAGCTGGATTAGCGTTTGGAGGTTATGATTCAGCAACATCAGGAAAAACTGAAGAGTATAATGGTTCTACTTGGTCTGAACAAAATGATTTAGGAACATCAAGATATACAGTTGCTGGAGCAGGTATTCAAACTGCAGCTTTAGCTTTTGGTGGTGGGCCTGGAACTAAAACTGAAACAGAAGAATATAACGGTACTTCTTGGTCTGAACAAAATGATTTATCAACAGGTAGACGTAGTATTGGAGGAACAGGAACACAAACTGCGGGATTAGCTTTCGGAGGATTTACAGGAAGTGTTTCTGATGCAACAGAAGAATACGACGGAACGTCTTGGACTAACGGTGGAGCTTTGAACACAGCTAGAAGAATTAGCTCTGGATCTGGAACTCAAACAGCTGGATTAGCAATTGGGGGTGGACCTCCTAACACTGGAGCTACAGAAGAATACAATGGATCAGCTTGGTCTGAATCAGGAGATTTAATAATTTCTAGAAGAACTGGAGGAGCTTCTAACGGGGCAGGAACACAAACAGCAGCGTTATATTTTGGAGGTTGTCCAGGAGCGCCTGCTACAGGAACAGGTGCTACTGAAGGGTATGATGGAACGTCTTGGTCTACAAGACCTTCCATGTCTACAGCAAGAGGTTATCTAGCTGGAGCAGGATCTCAAACATTATCTTTAGCTTTTGGAAAATACCCTGCGGGTGCTGAAACAGAAGAATTTACTGGAGAAACAACATCATTAAATGTAAGACAATTAACAACTGGTGTAGTTTAAAATTATGACAGATTATAAAGCAATAGTAGGAAAAGGAGTTAAGGTAGTATCAACCAATCTTGATAATGCCGAGGGTGAAGGTCAGATTTGGTTTAACTCTACAACAGGTGAGTTTAAAGATATTGTTAATGTACAAGCATGGTCAAGCACATCCAATATGGTCACTACTAGAAGAGCCATGAATAATGGTTTTGGAGCACAAACTGCAGGTGTAGTTGTTGGAGGTTATAATACAACTTACCATAATAATACTGAAGAATATAACGGAAGTGGATGGTCCTCTTCTGGTGATTACCCTGTTTCTAAATATTATATAGCAAGCGCAGGCACAGCGACTGCAGGTGTTGCAGCGGGTGGTGGAGATCCAGTCGTATCCACTGTTTGTGAATATGACGGTTCTACTTGGACAGCGGTAACATCCATGCCTACAGCTACAAAAGGGATGATGAGAGCAGGGACTCAAACAGCTGCTTTATTTGGCGGTGGTTTTCAACCATCAACAACTGGTGTTAGTTATGAATACGATGGCACTAATTGGACATCAGGAGGAACTTTAAATACAGGCAGAGGTTTTGGAGGTGGTTCAGGATCTCAAACAGACGCAGTATTTTTTGGAGGTGGATCCACTACAACTCATGCTGAAACAGAGGAATACAACGGAACAGCATGGTCAGAACAAAATGATTTACCTACAGCAAAACAAAGTTTAGGTTTTGCAAATGATACAACATCTACTTTAGCAATGGGTGCTGGTGGATATAGTCCACCAAATACAAGAACAACCACTTGTTTTAATTATGATGGTAGTTCTTGGGCATCAATACCCTCATTGTCTACTGCAAGAGAACAAGCAGCATCTGGAGCAGGCACAGGGAATGGAACATACGTCGCTGGTGGTACAACAAGTGGACCCGCCATTAATACGGCAGAAGAATACAACAGTTCAACAAACGTTATTACAGCTGCAGCGTGGGCATCGGGTGGTAGTGCTTCAAACTCTGCAAGAACTAGAGCATTAGCTGGAACTCAAACTGCGGCTTTTATGAGTGGTGGATATGTTGGTGCTAATAATCAAACTAGAGACACAGAACACTACGATGGTTCTAGTTGGACATCTGGAGGAGATCTTGTTGCACAAGGAAATAATCCACCAGGTGGTACTTATGGAGGTTCTGCATGTGGAACTCAAACTGCAGGTTTGTTTGCTGGTGGATCTTCTCAAGGTAGCACGGATTATTATTTTAATGTTTCTTATGAATATGATGGAAGTTCATGGGGTTCACCTGCTACTTTTACTTCACCAGGTTTAGCTTATCTTAGTATGTTTGGAACTCAAACAGCAGCTGTTAGTGGTGGAGGGACCCGTCCTAGTCAACCACGTGTTCGTAATTATGAATATGATGGTTCTTCTTGGTCATCGGCAGAAGATTTACCAGTAGGAAGATCTAATGCAAGCTCTGCTGGAACACTAACTGCAGGAATTATTTTTGGTGGTGTCAACCCAGGTGTAAGTCCATCTACTCTTACAACATCAAAACATTATGATGGTACAAATTGGACTGCTGGTGGTAATATGAATTTTGGAAGTAATGGTGGTGGTGGAAATGGCACTCAAACTGCGGCTTTATCTATAAGAGGAGATAATGGATCAGGTGATGTAGCATCATGTCAAATATATAATGGCACAACTTGGGCAACTACTGCATCAGCCGCAACAGTAGTATCTAGTTTAAGAAATGGGGCTGGAACAACATCCGCAGCTCTATCTGCTGGAGGTAGTCCCTCAGCAGTAGAAGAATTTACTGGAGAATCATCTGCATTGAACATAAAAACAGTTGATACAACGAACATATAATATATAATAATTTAAAAGGAGGAAGAAACTATGTCTACACACTTTATATATGGAGTAGCTGAAAACACTGGCAAAGGATTTATAACTGCTAACGACAGACAAAAATTCTTTATTAGAGGTTATCCTGCAAACGTCTGGATGGTTGGAAACAACGTTGATGGCGCTATGTGGTTAGCTGAAAAGAACGGTGTTGAAAAAACAAAGGAAGAAGCACAAGCTTTGATTGACGCTGAAGTACAAGCGGCACAAGCTGCGTGGGATGCTTTACCTGATGAAGAAAAAGCTGTACCAAATAACATTAGACCAGGTGACGTAACTCTTCCGTAAGGATTTTTAATGTCAGACTACCAGGATATAACAGGCACAAGGATAAAATATTTATCTTCTGATCCGACGTTACAATCGTCATTAGAAGGACAGGTCTGGTATAACTCGACTACAGGGGCCAATAAAGCTTTAATTAAATTTGGTAGTTTTAGAGCGGGTGGTAATGCAAATACTGCTAGAGGACAAAATTTTGGATCAGGTACAAGCACGGCAGCTATTCAAGCTGGAGGTTTGTCTCCAGGAACTACACACGATAGTTCTGAAGAATACAATGGTTTTACTTGGACTGAAGGAAATAATTTAAATACTGCAAGACGTGTTGCAGCAGCTAACGGACCTCAAACAGCAGCTTTTGCAGCTGGAGGTTTTACACCACCTAACACAAACGCTGCAGAATCTTATAATGGAACTTCTTGGTCTAACATGCCAAACATTGGCACATCGAGAAGAGTTGCTGCAGGAGCAGGAACATCAACAGCAGCTGCTATATTTGGTGGGTATGTTACAGCAGCAGTAGCAAACACTGAAGAGTATAGTGGATCTTCTTGGACATCTAGTGGTAGTATGAATTCGGCTAGATTTGGTTTAGCAGGATCAGGAACACAGACAGCAGCTTTTGCTTTTGGAGGAACAAATCCTTCAACGATGATTCTTGTTACAGAAAATTATGATGGCACTTCTTGGACTACATCTGATAGTTTAGGTGCAGGTAGATACGCATCAGCAGGTTCAACTGCTGGAACACAAACAGCATCTTTAATGTTTGGAGGATTAACAAAACCTGGAGGCGCACTACAATCATTAGCACAAAATTATGATGGTAGCGCTTGGACAGCCGCAGGTAATCTATCTGAGGGTAGAGGTTATCTTGGTGGTGCTGGAACTTCATCAGACGCAATAGCTTGTTGGGGTGGTAATAGTCCATTTCTTTCTGCAACAGAAGAATATAATTTTAGCACAAGTGTTTTAACAAGTGCTTCGTGGGCAACTGGTGGCGCCATACCTGATTCAAAAAGAGATGGTGGTATAGGATCAGTTGGAACACAAACAGCTGGACTTGCTTTTGGTGGTGAACCAGTTGTTGCTGAAACTTACGAATATGATGGCTCTTCTTGGACGGACACTGCAAACATGGGAACTGGTAGAAGATCAGGCGCATCTTTTGGACCACAAACAGCTGCAGGAACTGCTGGTGGAAATACTTCTGCTGGTGATTCACCATCAACTGTTTATGAAACATACGATGGAAGTTCTTGGTCAGAAGGACCAGATTTAGGAACTGGTAGAAATAATACTGCAGGGGCAGGAACTACGACAGCTAGTTTAGCTTTTGGTGGAGCAGGGCCTGGTAGCACTGTTAGAAATGAAACTGAAGAATATAATGGATCCTCGTGGTCTGAACAAAATAATTTAAATGCTGGAAGAACTTTAATGGCTGGTTGTGGAACTCAAACAGCGGCAGTTGGTTTTGGTGGTAGTACAACATCTCCAGGACCTTATACAGTTGTAGGTAACACTGAACATTATGATGGAACTTCTTGGACAACTAGTAATGCCATGAGTGAAGGTAGAGGAACTCTTGGAGCTGCGGGAATTCAAACAGCTGCATTAGCTATAGGAGGAAACCCAGATTTTAATAACCCACCAGCTAATACAAATTTATGTGAATTATACAATGGGACGTCTTGGAGTTCAACAGCACCCCTGCTTGCTACAAAAGCAGGATTTAGAGGCACAGGTGGTACAACTGCTTCTGCATACGCTGCAGGTGGTTTTGATAGTGCTGGTAATAATACAGGTGCAACAGAAGAATTTACAGGAGCAACAGATACTGAAACTGCTGTAACATTGACAACTAGTTAATAAAGTATATATTAACTAACGAAAGTATAAAGGAGTAATATGACAGAAAAACGTAACATACATGCATTAATTGAAAAAGAAGCACCAAGCTTAAATAATTTATTAGATCCAGAAGATGTAAAAGAGTTTAAGGCTATGACAGCCGAACTTCGAGACACATGGACCAAGAAACAAGTATTTAGAACAGAGACAGAAATGAGAATGTCTGTGTTGCAAGATGCGAAGTATCCAACAAAGGCTGCAAAGTATTGGCAGTGTGTTAGAGAACAAAACGTATTTTTAGAAAACTTAATGAGTCTATCTTTTGATTGCAGAAGACAAGAAGCAAAAGTTAAATGGTTAGAAAAAAAGATTGAGTCAGAAAAAGACGAATACAAATTAGAAAAGTATACAATTGATTTAGATGAAGCTAGATATGGTTTAGCTAACATGCAATTAGTTGCAAGAGACAGAATGAGAGAAATTAAACTTTGGTCTACATTAAAAAAAGAATTTGATGATGGATCATTTGACACTCAAGATGTCAACAGACACCAGTTAGATTCGTATCATTTAATTATGAAAAACAAAGCAGAGACTTTAACTCAAGGATCAAGTCAACCTGAAGTCTTTAATGTATTAGGACAATTACAAACAATAGAAAGAGTTAAAAAATCAGGAGAGATGATTTACAACAAGAAAGAACAATTGACCAGTGACCTCGGAGCAAAAGACAAATAAAAAACTTTTCTTTTTAGTTGCAATGCCAAGGTCAGGTAATACCTTGTTTGCTTCAGTTATGAATCAAAACCCAGAAATAGCAGCTACTGCTAATTCAATTACACTAGAAATTATGAAAGATTTACATTTGTTAAAAAATACAGATGTATTTTTAAATTATCCAGACTACAGATCTTTAGATAATGTATTAGATATGGTGTATGATAATTATTACAAAGACTGGCCACAAAGAGTAATTATAGATAGAGGTCCTGTGATGACCACTCCTAATTTACGTTTAATACAAAAACATTTTAAAAGACCTTTTAAATGTATTGTATTACTTAGAGATCTAATGGATGTGTTGGCAAGTTATATGCAGTGGTACACAGAAAACCCTGATGCGTTTCCAAATAGATTTGATCACAAAAATGATGAAGAAAAATTATTAGCATTGATGAATAAAAGCGGAGCTGTTGCAAAAGAATTAGAAGCTATTAGAAATTCTTATAATTATCCTGGTATGTGTCATTACGTAAAATATGATGACATTGTAATAAACCCAGAACAAGAGTTTAGAAAAATATATAATTTTTTAGAAGAACCATACTATCCACATTATTTTGAAAACTTGAAACAAATAAATATTAATGGTATAGGCTATGACGATAAGATAGTAGGAAAGAATATGCATAAATTATTTGATGGTAAGATTAGAAAGGTATACAACCCTTATATAGAAAAAATTCCAGAAAGGATAAAACAAAAATATGAGCACATTAGATTTTAATTTTGTTTTTTTAGGACAATCTGTTTTAAAATATCAAGTGCCTCTTGATGTATATAAGATTATCAACCATGTTTATGAAACAAAGTTTTCACAATTACCACCTGCAAATAAACAGTTGGTTGGTAAAATAAAAAATGAACACAGTTTATTTTTTAACGGTGAAAAAAATGAAAAGATGCACACACATAATTTATTGCCACACAATGTTTTAAATTGGTTTCAATCTATGTTTGTTCATTATTTAAATTGGAATAAGGTAAAAGACTATAAACTACATCTTAATTCTATTTGGATAAATCAAATGAAACAACACGAGTATAACCCAGTGCATGTGCATAAAGGATCTCTGTATACAGGGCTATCTAGTGTTATGATTTTAAAACTACCAGAGTCTTTTGGAGAAGAATATTCTGCAGGTGATGCACCTATGAATGGAAGATTACAAATACTAGGATCATCAAACGGTCAGTTTGCACATATAGATTATTCTCCTGAAGTTAAAGAAAGAGATTTTTATATTTTTCCTTACGACATGAGACACTGTGTTTATCCTTTCAATGCACCAGGATATAGAAGAACACTAGCAGCAAACATGGATGTAGAATACGATCCAATAAAAAATAGAGGTATAACATAATGTATGAAAATCAAATAATAACAGAACCTAAATGGAAGAGTTGGATTATACAAACAACAACACCATTGTTTACACCAGAACAATGTAGACAAATTATAGAATGTGGTAGACGTCAACCACCACAAAAAGCACAAGTTGGTATGGGTAAACCAGGTGGAGGTATAGACACAAAGAAAAGAACTACTACAATTAGTTGGATTCCGTTTCAAGAAATGCAACCAATGTATAGAGATTTAGATAAATTTATACAAAAATGTAATGAAAATCATTTTGGTTTTGGAGATATTAGAGTCACAGAAAATGCACAATTTACAGAATACCCAGAAGGAGGTTTCTATGATTGGCATATGGATTGTGATGTAAACATGCAACATGAACCACCTGTAAGAAAAATATCTATGACATTATTATTAAATGATCCATCAGAGTTTGAGGGTGGACACTTAGAACTTATGGCGCCAGGAAAGTTTGCAGAATTAAAACAAGGACATGCTATTTGTTTTGCGTCTTTTTTAAACCATAGAGTTAACAAAGTAACACGTGGTGTTAGACAATCTTTGGTCGTTTGGTTTGGAGGCAAACCTTTTAGATGATTAAAGAAGCTTTTTTTCCAACATTTATATATGGTAAGGATTTACAATTAGACACAAAATATTTTGAAAAAGAAATAGTTGAGTGGTCGAAACAAAATTCAGGTGTTAAAAAAACAAATGTAAACGGCTGGCATAGTGAAACCCATATGCATCAAATGCCACAATTTAAAACATTAGTTGATGAGTTGCTTATGATGCAAAAAGAAATATTTAGAGAAGAGTGGTTAGATAGATTTCCTAAACTAGGTAATATGTGGGCTAACATAAATTACAAAGGTGGTTATAACAAACCACACGTTCATCCTAATGCTACTTTTAGTGGTGTATATTATATAAAAGCACTGCACAAATCAGGTAATTTAGTGTGCAATGATCCTAGACCTGGCATACAAACACATATGCCCTCGAGAGTAAAAGGACAACCACCAAGACATTTGTGGAGAGAGGTGCATTTAGAACCAAAAGAAAATAGAGTCATTATGTTTCCTGCATGGTTATGGCATTGTGTTGAACCCAACGAATCAGATGATATAAGAATATCAGTTAGTTTTAATTTTATACAAGATGGCTTTCAATAAATTTCAAGTAATAAAAAGTGCAATATCATACGAGTTAGCAAACTTTGTGTTTAATTATTTTTTACTTAAACGTGAAGCAGTTAAATTTATGTATGATAATAACATAACTTATGACAATGGTATGTTAGGAACTTGGACAGATCAACAAATACCTAACACATACTCGCATTACGCTGATCATGTGATGGAAACATTACTAGTTAAAATGTTGCCTGTAATGGCTAAAAAAACAGGTCTTGATCTAGTGCCTACATATTCTTATGCAAGGCTGTATAAGAATGGTGATGAATTAAAAAGACATAAAGATAGACCTAGTTGTGAGATATCTACCACCCTAAATTTAGGTGGGGATCCTTGGCCTATATTTATCGACGGCACGGGGGCTGACAGCGTCATAGATGAGCAAAACAACATACATAAACCCAATGCACCCAAAGGCACTAAAGTCTTGCTTGAAGTGGGTGATATGCTAGTATATAGTGGCTGTGAACTTGAACATTGGCGAGAGCCTTTTCAAGGGCAAGTATGTGGACAAGTGTTCTTACACTATAACCACAGAAACGGGCCTTTTGCCGAAAAAAATAAATTCGATAAAAGACCGTTGTTGGGTATTCCACCAATAAGGAATATGTAATATAATGAGGTTATATGCTACAAAAAGTACAGTTTCTACCTGGGATCAACAAACAAATCACAGAGACTACGGCTGAAAGTCAATGGGTAGATTGTGATAATGTTAGATTTAGATATGGCACACCTGAAAAAATAGGTGGTTGGAAACAACTTGGAGACGATAAGTTAACAGGAGCTGGTAGAGGTCTTCATCATTTTGTAAATAGCAAAGCTAGAAAGTATGCAATTATTGGAACAAACAGAATTTTATATGCATACTCAGGTGGTGTATTTTATGACATACATCCTATCAAATCTACAAACACTCTTACCAGTGCATTCACTACAACTAACGGATCATCTACTGTTACAATAACATTCAGTGGAGATCACGGTATATCTGAACAAGACATAGTTTTATTAGATAACTTTTCATCAATAACTAATTCAAATTTTGCAGCTGCAGATTTTAACGATAAAAAATTTATGGTAACAACTGTTCCTACAAGCACGACCATTACTATTACAATGCCAAGCAACGAATCTGGATCCGGTGCAGCAACATCAGGCGGTATTAGAGTACAACATTATTACCCTGTGGGTCCAGCGGTGCAAGCAAAAGGTTTTGGTTGGTCTCTCGGATCTTGGGGTGGTGAGGTAGCAGGTGAACCAACTACCACATTAACTAACGGTATTACTGATTCTGTAACTTCTGGTATTATATTAAACGATGTATCACAATTTCCAGACACAGGAACAAATTTTATAAAAATAGGTAATGAAGAAATATCTTACACAGGTATATCAGGTAATGAACTTACCGGTGTTACAAGAGAAGTAAGAGGTACAACAAAAGCTGCACACAGTGGTGGTGCAACAGTTACAAGCACAACAAATTTTGTGGCATGGGGAGAAGCAGCATCAGGTGATTTGGTATTAGAACCAGGTATGTGGTCATTAGATAATTTTGGTGATAAAGCTATTTGTTTAATACACGATAGTGCTGTATTTGAATGGAACTCTGCAGCAACAAATGCAGAAACAATTAGAGCAACTATTATATCTGGTGCACCAACTGCATCAAGACATATGATAGTATCTACACCAGATAGACACTTAGTGTTTTTTGGAACAGAGACAACTATTGGAACACCAAGCACACAAGACGATATGTTTATTAGATTCTCAGATCAAGAAGATATAAATACTTACACACCCACAGCAACCAATACAGCTGGTAACCAAAGACTAGCTGATGGATCACAAATTAGAGGGGCGATCAGAGGTAGAGATGCTATTTATGTTTGGACTGATACAGCGTTATTTACACAACGTTTTGTAGGTGCTCCATTTACTTTTGCATTTGCACAAGTTGGAACTAACTGTGGACTTGTTGGACAGAATGCATGTGTTGAGGTTGATGGTGCTGCGTACTGGATGTCAGAGAATGGTTTTTTTAGATACGCTGGTAAACTAGAATCACTACCATGTCTCGTAGAAGATTTTGTTTTTGATAATATAAATTTAGAATCTGGTAACCAAATGGTATCAGCAGGATTAAATAATTTGTTTGGTGAAGTAAGTTGGTTTTATCCAACAACAGGATCATCGGTTGTTAACAGAATGGTTACATTTAATTATTTTGATTCGTCAAATTTAAAAAGACCAGTGTGGACTATTGGATCACTAGCTAGAACTATGTGGGAGGATTCTGCAGTATTTGGTAAACCGCATGCAACAGAATATAGTGCTGGGGTAGATACGTCTTTTGACGTTGTAGGAAACACAGAAGGATCCACAGTATACTATGAACACGAAACAGGGACCGATCAAGTTCAAGGAGGCGCTACAACTGCTATTGTTGCTAGTATAGAATCAGGGGACTTTGATATTACTCAAAGAAGAAGTATGACAGGTCAGTCAACAGGTATGCCAGATCTTAGAGGAGATGGTGAGTTTATAATGAAGATAAGAAGATTTATACCAGATTTTATATCTCAAACAGGTAATACACAAATAACATTACAATTAAGAAATTATCCTAACGACAGTAGATCTAGTTCATCTTTAGGGCCGTTTACAGTTTCGTCATCTACACAAAAAGTAGATACACGTGCAAGAGCTAGAGCTATTTCATTAAAAGTAGCAAACACAGCTGCTAGTCAAAGTTGGAAACTAGGAACTTTTAGATTAGATATACAACCGGATGGGAGAAGATAATGGCAAAAATAGTACAAGTATTAACAAGGCCAAGTGAAGAGTATGATCTGCCAACAGCAGAGGCACAGGTTAGAGATCTTGATGCAATCGTAGAAAAATTAAATTCTACATTTCAAGAAGAACTAAAACAGGAGATAGAAGCGTTTAATTTCTTTTTAAATTAATGGCAAATAGTTTTAAAAATAAAAAAGTAGATCTTACAACAACTGATCTTACAACACTATATACGGTGCCCAGTGCAACAACCACTGTAATTAAATCATTGTTAGTATCTGAGGACGCTGGATCAGGGAGCACAATAACTATAACACTAGTAAATTCTAGTGGCACTATATTTAATTTATTTAAAGATAAAGCCATATCATCCAAAGCAACAACAGAACTTTTGACTCAACCTCTTGTCATGGAAGAGAGTGAGATTCTTAAAGTACAAGCTGCTGACGCGAATGAGCTGCACGTCATAGCTTCTATACTAGAAATACAGCCAAGAGAGGTGACAACATAGTGAAAGATATACCAATATTAGAGCCAAAAGAAATAATAGAAACTATTAGCAATCTTAAAACAGGTGAGATATATAAGAATGATGAGGAATGGAAAACAAAAGGCGTTCCTGAACAAGATATTAGAAGAGATATTAGGGTAATTATGCCTAGTCTTGACTTATTTGGAGAAACAAAATAATGGCATTGAGTCCGTACGATCAAAAAGTATATGATGCAGGGTTTAAATTTATACCTCAAACTCAATACTTACAAAACCCATTTCAAATACCAGAAGACGAGGTCACAGCTGATCCTAATACTGGTGCGGGTATAACTACATTACCGGTCGGTAGAGACGATAATAATCTTACCTATGATCGAGTAACCCCTAAATTTGATGATAGAGGATTTGCAGCTGCAAAAGAGTATGGTCCAACAGGAACATATGAAATTAATCCTTTAGCTTTAGGTTTTGAATTTGGACCACAGGGGCAGGTTATGAGAGCGGGTCCAAGAGATTATATGCAAACTCAGTTAGGTCCATCCACTACACCCGGAGGTCGTTTATTTGATTCTAATTTAAATGAAGGAATATTTTTTGATGGCAAACAAGGGTTAGGTGGTCTTACGTTAGGACAGATAGCCGACACGTATGATTCAAGAATGGAGATGTTACCTGGCACAGGTATACTCACTGATCTTAGAAACGCTTTTAAAAGATTTACAGGAGCACAATCTAATTTTGCAGCAGCTAGAGCTCCAGGGACATTTGAAAAAATGTTAGAAAAAATACCTACTCTTACTGGTATATTAAGTTCCATAGGTGGAAACAGAGATAGAAGCGACACTTCTAGATTTGCAGTAGACAACGTAGGGTTTGGTGCTACAGGAATGAGAGATCAGTTCGGTTTATTTACTGGTGGCAAAACTTTATTTGGTAAAACTGCTAATTACACAGAGCGTATGAAAAATGAAATATCTGAAATAGCTAAAAACTTTGGATACGATGAAGAGGATTTATTAGGTCTAGATCCTAATACTTTAGCAGCTTTAGGAAAAAGAAATAAATTTAGACAAACTCAAGTCATAGACTATGTTAATAAATTACAAGGAAAAAAATTAGAGAGAATGGCAAAAGAACAAGCGAGACGAGCAGAAGCAGCATCTGCTGCGGCAGGTGGCGACAGAGCTGCTCAAGAACGTCAAAGACAATCTGATCAAGCAAGAGTAGAGAGAGCGTATCGAGAAGATACAGGGGGAAGTGCCGGTTCTTATGCACCAGGCGGAGGATCAGGTGTACAATCAGATGGTTCTTATAACGATCCTTTTGATCCAGGTGGTGGAGAAAAAGATGGTGGTTTTATCGACGGAACTAATAGAAGAATGGATTTTATGATGGGAGGACTAACAGATCTAGTCGATATATACGATTGATTATAAAAGAAAAAAATTATAAAAAGGTAAAATTATGGCGATTTCAAGGATGAATATGGAAAGACAGATGCGTAACATGGGTGGAATCATGGGTCTAGAAGACCAGAGACAAGGATATTTTTTAGGTAGATTAGTTAAAAAAGCTAAAAGAGCTGTAAAGAAAGTTGTTAAATCACCATTAGGTAAAGCTGCATTATTAGCTGGATTAAGTTTTGGTATACCTGGAACTAGTTTTGGTGGCTTACTTGGTAGAGCAAAATTTGGTGGTGCTGCAAAAGGTATTTTTGGAAATACTGGTGGCATAGGTGCATTATTAGGAGAAGGTGGTAAGTTTAGTACACTTGGAGATTTATTTAGAGTAGGTGGTGAAGCAGGAGCTAAATTTAGTGTTCCTAGAATTTTAGGTGGAGCATTAGCAGGAACAGCAATCGCTGCACCATTCTTAATGGGTGGTGATGAAGAAGAAGTTGACGAAGGCACACCATTTACAATGGCACAACCAGATATAGAAGACATTAGAGGTCAAGCTAGAAGATATTATGGTGATCCAACAAACTCTGCATTATATTTCATGCCTCCCAAATCAGCTGTAAGAAGTTCTTTCTACGCTGCTGATGGTGGACTAGCTGATATACCAAGAGAAGGATATGCAGAAGGTGGTATCATGGATCTAGGTGGTATGGAAAAAGATTATAGAACTGGTGGCTTTGTAGAACTGGGAGCAGAAGAACGAGCTGATGATGTACCAGCAAGATTAAGTAAAAACGAATTTGTATTTACAGCTGATGCTGTAAGAAATGCAGGTGGGGGAGATATTGATAAAGGTGCAGAAGTTATGCAAAATATGATGGACAATCTAGAGGCAGGTGGTATGATCTCTGAAGAGTCCCAGGGTATGGAAAATCCTGCACAAGAAATGTTCAATCAAGCACAAATGTTGGAGGGTAGATTAGCATAATGGCATTACCTGATTATTTAGAATCATCAGCAAAAGATTTTGCCCGTCAGCTGACGGCATCAACGTCAGCACCTATTGACACAACTAAATTTACAGGTCGTCAATTTGTTGCTGGTGAAGACCCATTACAAACACAAGCTATCAATCTTGCAACAGCAGGTATTGGTGGTTTTCAACCATTTTTAACATCAGCTCAACAAGCTATAACACAAGCGGGTCAAGACGTAGGCGCAGTTAGACAAGATCTTGCTGGACTCGGTCAGTTCATGGGTACTGGAGCAGGGACCGGGGCTGGATCAATTGCAGCTTTCACATCACCGTTTCAACAACAAGTTATTGATGAATCATTAAGACAGTTTGATAGATCAAGAGCAGGTGGTTTGCAACAGATTGCAGATCAAGCAGCTGGATTTGGTGCATTTGGTGGCGGTAGACAAGGTGCATTAGAAGGACAGTTTATGGCTGACACTGCACTAGGTAGAGCAGGACTTGAAGCACAATTAAGAGCACAAGGTTTTGCAGATGCTGTAGGAAGAAGAGGTCAAGCATTCGGACAACAACAATCATTAGCAGGTCAAAGAGCAAATTTAGCAAATCAACAAGCAGGTCTAGCACAAAATCAATTTGCATTATCTAATTTTCAACAAGCAGGCAGAGCTTCTGATGTATCCAACTTAGGTCAACTAGGTGCATTTAGACAAGGATTAAGTCAATCACAATTACAAGCAGACATGGATGCTGCAAGAACTGCAGCGTTTGAACCACAACAAAGACTTCAACAGTATGGAGGAGGTCTAGGACAATTAGCTGGATTTGCATCTCCAGCACCTATACCTGGATCTACTCCTAGTCCATTCTCAACAGCTTTAAGTACAGCTCTTGGTATCGGTGGACTATTTGGAAAATTTAGGTAAGCTATGAGACCATTAAATAGACCAATGTTTAAATACGGTGGCCCTATCAAAGAGGGTATCATGACAGGTATGCGAGAAGGTGGATTAGCAAATAACGAAGGTCCAAGAAGAGCAGCGCTTGTAGGTAACCCTGTGTATCCAAAAGGTCCAGATGGTAGAACAGGTCACTTTATTCCTGCAATTATAGGAGGGATCACGGCTGCTGCTAGAGCAGCGCCTTTAGTCTACAGAGGTTTCAAAGCAGCAAGAACATTTGCTCCTGGTAACTTAGGTTTTGGAGGTAGACTTAAAGATATATTTTTAGGAGGCCAAAGATTTAGACAAGGACAAATACCTGTACAAGGAAATATATTAACGGATGCTCAAATAAAAGCAGGAATGATTCCTAAAATGGGTAAAAGAAGTATTTCTGAAGTTTTAAAAGATCCTAAAGCAATAGGTGCCGCTATAAGAGAATACCCTATTACAGCAGCATCACTACCAAGTTTAACAACTAGCGCAGTCACCGGTGCTGGACCAATTGCATTAGATGCCGCTAAAGGTTTTGCAAATTTCTTAGTACCAGGCACAAGATTTGACCCATTTAGAGATAAAGAAGAAGAAGTACCAAAAGGTGATGGCACTAAATTAAAACGAGGAGATAAAAGTAAAAATGTTGGTGATACATCTGTAACTGGTACAACTAAACCAGGTCAAGCTGGTGGCACAACTGTAAAATCAGATGCAGAAAAACAACAAATAAACGAAGCTAGAATTCAAGAAACAAAAGATAAATACTACAAACTAATGGGTATAGATAAAATGAATAAAGATGCTGTCTATGATTCATTAATCAACGCTAGTCAAATTGTATCTGAAGAAGGTGGAGATCTTAGAGGATCTATTAAATCGGGTAATTTACAAAACAGAATTATACAAGCTATATCTAAAAACTTAGATAAATCTGCTGATCTTAAAAGACAGATCGATGCTGCAGTTCTTAAAGGTGAAATTGAAAAAGATATTAAACAAAGTGATCCATCTAACGAAATACTTAATAGACTTAGAGAAGTTCAAATTAAAAAAGGTGAAAAAGAATTAAAAGGTTCTTCTGCAGCTGAAGTTCTTGCAACAGCAGAGATACAAGGTAAAAATTTAGTAACAAGTAATACTTTAGAAAGTATATTATCATCTAAAGGTGTAAGTGTAGACTTTACTTTCCCAGACGACAAGTATCAGAAATGGGAAAAAAACAATAAGACAAAAGATGAAATAGATTATTTAACAGAAAACTATGGTAGCCTAGATGATGGTTTATATGTAGTAAATAAAAAAGCTGTCCAAGTAAAAGATGGTAGCGCAACATACGTAGATCTAGACGAAATTACAGGTTAGGAGTAACGCATGGCTTCTGCACGAGAATTAATACTAGCCGAATCAAACGATAATAATAAAGTAGGCACAATTGAATCTATACTAGCTGGTGTAGGTTCTGGTCTTCTTGCAATACCAAAAGGTTTCTTTTCACTAGGCGCAACACTATTAGATTTAGGTGTTGATGAAGGAAGAGCTGCAAAAGTAGAACAATACTTTGATGACCTTACAACATTAGATGAGAAAGCAGAAGCAACTGTAGCTGGTCAAATAACAGAAGCATTAATCAACATAGGTATACCTGCTACTGCAGGATTTAGAGTAGGATCTAAGATAGCAGTAGATGCTATGAGAGCAGCAAAAACTGGTAAATATTTTAAACCTACTAAAGAAGTAAAAAAATTAGCAGACGATGTTTTAGAACTAAACACAAAAGGTAAAACAAATAGATTTATTGGTGGTGCATTAGGGGGTGGTATTGGTGAAGCAACGTTTGTTGGTGACGTAGAACAGATTGGTACGTTTGGTGACTTAATTGGTGGACCTACAGAAATAGATAGAGAGTCCGATAGTCCTATGCAAGATCTATTAAACAGAGTTAAGTTTGGTACTGAAGGTGCATTATTTACCGGTGTAATTGCTGGTGCAGGTAAAGTTGTTAAAAAATTAACTAACAGAAACAAGAACATCACAGACTCAAACAGTAAAATAGATAGATTTATAGATAAGATTGCATCAGGGTTCAGGGCAAGAAGTGGTAAGACTCAAGAGTTTTTTGATATTGAAAGAACTAACATAGGTAAAAGATCTTCAGACGCTGTAAAAGCAAAAAATGTATCTAGAGAATTGGATATAGCAATTGATAAAATATTTCCGCCATTTAGAAACATAGCTAACAGAGTTAATCAAAAAGAAAGAGACAAATTATTAAAAGAAATTAATGATTTATTATTATCCGGAGATGCACAAATAGATGACCTTGGTTATGCAAAGTTTGGTGCATTAGATCAAACAAAAAAAGAAGCATTACTTAAAAAATTACAAGGACTAAATGTTGACGAAGATACTATTGGAACTATCTTTGGTAGCCTTACAAGTATAAGAGATAAGTGGGCTAAATTATTTTCTCATCTTGGAAGAACATTAGGTAAGAATGAAATAACAGAATTTAAAAAAAAATTTGGTGGAAAATTTAAAGACTATATTGGTGCAACATACGATATATTTCAAAACAAAAGTATACTACCTTTCTTTGCATATACACCTACAAGAGAAGCAATTGATAGAGCAAAAAATGTATTTAAGAAAAGTGCTGAAGAAGCAGGAAGACCAATAACAGATTTGCAAGCAGAAGAGATAGTAGCCAATGCATTGAAAGATCCCAACCTCCCTAAAGGTTTTAGATTAGATAAACCCTCTGATGTTATATTTAAAGTACCAGATTTTTTTGTCAATAGAACTACGTTAGATGAAACACTTCAAAGAAGAACCGCACAGCCACTTGTATCTATTGGTGAACTAGCTATTAAAGGTCAGCCTGAGTCTAAGGCCAGCAAGGAATTACGAGGAGTATTTGAAGATTTATTTGGTAAGCAAAGAAACCCTATGCAAACAATCATAGGTGCTACTGCAAAACTATCTATGCTTACAAGACGTAATATGTTTTACAGAGATCTATTAAAAAAGAATGACGAAGTTGCAGAGTTATATAGATCAGGACAGAGCAATGTAAAACCTTTCTTAGCCAGAAGCGAAGACGAAGCTAGAGAATTATTTGGCACAGACTATCAATTAGTAGAAGTTATTGACCCTGCTAAACGATTAACTATTGATGCAGGTAAGGGTGTTAAAAAAGAAGTGCTAGATAAAAACAATGTTGCTATGGGTGCAACAAATCCTTTTGGAGAGTCACAGTTCTTTGCAAGACCTGGTGTTGCTAAAGCGTTATATGATACAGGAATGAAGCAACAGGACCCTGGGATGTTAGGTCAACTGTATCAAAGTTTAGTTTTATATCCAAAAGGTTTATCACAGGTAGCTAAAACAATTTTATCACCAGTCACACACATGAGAAACTTTGTTAGTGCTAGTTTCTTTGCAACAGCAAACGGTATCATACCTGATGGTCAAGCTATCAAACAAGCTTATCAAGCATTACAAACACCATTAAAAGGCACAAGACAACAAAACGATTTATATGAAGAGTTATTACAATTAGGTGTAGTAAACTCAAACGTAAGATTAGGGGATCTAACAAGGTTGCTTGAAGATGTAAACTTTGGTGAAACAATGACAGCAGACAAAGGATTTAGAATGTTGTTAAAACCATTATCAAAATTAAAATCAGTATCACAAGATTTATATACAGCTGAGGATGACTTCTGGAAGATAGCATCATGGGCTATGGAAAAATCTAGATTAGAAAAAAATCTTACAAACGCTGGTCTAACAAGAGGACAAACATTTGTTAGAAATGGTATTGAGACTGTATTTGACGATAACTTTTTAAAAAAAGAAGCAGCAGATATTGTAAAAAATAATATACCAAATTATGATTACGTATCTGATTTTGTAAAAGGTTTGAGAAAACTACCTATTGGTAACTTTGTATCGTTCCCTGCAGAGATAGCTAGAACAGGAACTAACATCATAAGACGTGGTCTTAGAGAAATAAACGAAGAAATAATTTTACCTGATGGTACAAAAGTAAAACCTTTTCAAGCCATAGGATACACTAGATTATTTGGTATGGGTGCAACTACAATAGCTGTGCCAGCTGCAACAGCAGAAGCGTTCGCAGCTATCTATGATGTAACAGATGAGGAGCGAGAAGCTCTTAGAAGATATGTAGCTGACTGGTCAAAAAACTCAACACTACTGCCAATAAAAGATGAAGAAGGTAATTTTAAATACGTAGATTTTAGTCATGCCAATGCATACGATACTTTAGTTAGACCCATTCAAACTATTTTAAATCAGGTAGCTGATGGTAGAACAGATGAAGATGGTATGATGGATGATTTTATTGCCGGTATGTTTGGATCTATGTCAGAGTTTGCTCAACCATTTATATCAGAATCTATTTGGACAGAAGCAGTAGCAGACATCATAGCTAGAGGTGGTAGAACCAGAGATGGTTTCCAGGTGTTTAACCCACAAGATACATCTGGTGACAAAGCATACAAGATTATGGCTCACTTAGTAGAGGCACAAATGCCATTCTCACTTAATCAATTAAAAAGATTAGATCAATCTATTGAATCTGTTGACGTACTACAAAAAGGTAAGATAGATAAATTTGGACAAACGTATGAATTTGGTGATGAGTTTGCAGGTTTGTTTGGTTTTAGATCTGTAGCAGTAAATCCTGATAGAACTTTAAAATTTAAAGTTGCAGATTACCAAAGAGGTGTAAGGGAGTCTAGACAATTATTTACTAGAGAAGCTTTACGTGGTGGACCAATTGATCCAAGTGAAATTGTAGATGCATATTTAAATGCAAACAGAGCATTGTTTGATGTAAGAAAAAATTTTAAATTAGATTTAAATGCAGCGAGAACTTTAGGAATTACACAATCTGGGTTAAGAACTTCTACAGATAGATTATCTGGTGTAGAAGTTGGATCTATAGAACAAAATATATTTAGACCAATTAATATATCTTCTGAAATACAACGAGCGTTTGCAGAAAACGCTGCAAATATTGGTCAACCTAATCCTTTACTTGGCGCTATAACTGCACTTGGAAACATACAACAACAATTAAATAGAGTATCTTTATTAGAACCTGAATTTCCATTTATAGAAAACCCTCTATTACCTATCACTCAAGATACACCTGCAACACCACAAACCTTGAATTTACCTAGTATTGATTCAAATATAATCAATAATCCTAACGCAGCCGGATCTTTTTCTAACTTGTCAACTGCAGATAAACTTCGTATACTATTTCCAACAGGATAATTATGGCTAAGAAATCGGCATTACAAAAAATAGAAGATCATGAAAAGCTTTGCAGAATTATGCAGAAGCAGACGTTCGAACAAATAAAAGAAATGAAAGAACGTATTAGAAGAATAGAATACATGATTGTTGGTGGAATGGGTTCACTCATTCTAGCTTTAGTCATGAATTATATGAAATAAAATGGAACTTTCACGTAACTTCAGCTTGCAAGAACTCATTAAATCAGACACTGCTATACGTTTAGATATCAACAACAACCCTAACTCAGGTCAAATAGAAAAATTAAAAGCACTGTGTGAAAATATTTTACAGCCAGTACGTGATCACTTTGGTAGAGTTAAAGTAACAAGCGGGTTCCGTAGTGAGCAGCTTTGCCTAAAGATAGGTAGCTCTATAAATTCACAGCATGCCAAAGCAGAGGCCGCAGACTTCGAATGTTTGGGCACAGACAACGCTGAGCTAGCTGATTGGATTTATTCAAACCTAGAATTTGATCAATTAATTTTAGAATTTTACACACCAGGAGAACCAAACAGTGGCTGGATACATTGCAGCTACACATCTGATCAACCTAGAAAACAATTTTTATGGGCGTACAAATCAGAAGGTAAAACTAAATACAAACCTGTAATTGGAAAAGCTAGAGATTTAGTTTAACATCCAAAGCATACACATAACAAGACTAATCCACAATCCCATTCTTATAACTACGCCAGGTCTTAAATCCATGCTTTTAATTCCTCTCCCATTATCTGTGTTGCAATATCTACTTTCTTACGTAGCGCTTTTACTATCCGTGTATCTACAGTATTCTCACATATAATGTCAATGTAGGTCATAGGTTTTGTTTGGCCTATACGATCTATCCTAGCCTCTGACTGCTGTCTTTTCTCTAGGTCATAACCATTTGAATAATACACCATGGTGCTAGCAGCTGTAAGTGTGATACCATAGCCACCAGTCTGGGTAGTCCCTACAAAGAACCGGACTCCGGAATCAGGGTCCTGGAATTTCTGTATGTTTTTCTGTCTATCTTCTTGTGGCGTAAGACCATAGTAGTCTACGAAAGAACCCTCACCATATTCTTTGTGCAAAGCCTGTATAATATTATGCACATCTCTTTGAAACTGGGCCCAAATAACAACCTTGCCTTCTACTTCATATAACAGGTCCAACAACTCACCAATTCTATTGTTTGGTAGTTCTGTTATTGTACCATCATCAGCTGTAAAATGACCACAAGTTATCTGTTGTAGTCTCATTAGCTGAGTCAATACTGTAGCCGTAGTCATCATCTTGCCATCAAGCTGAGCGTGGGCTAACTTCTGCATCTGTAAGTATGCTTTAGTTTGATCTGGTGTAAGCAATACTTCTCTCTTCATAAATGTTTTCTTAGGTAAATCTAGACACTCATCCTTCAATACTCTGTAAGAAAATGCTTTTAGTTTTTCAGATAGCTCATCTAGATTTTTATACCCAACCACAATCTGCACAGACCGGCCACTAAAGTTTGCTGTTCTCATAACAGCATATCTAGTTCTAAATGCATAGTAAGAATTAAAACCAAGCAGCTCATCTTCTAGAAACTCACATTGTTTGTATAGATCTAGTGGTGATTTAGTTACTGGTGAACCTGTGAGTATTCTTCTATATGTTGCAAGCTTACCAAGAATTACAATATTCTTTGTACGTTTAGCTTCTGGATTTTTTATTGTAGTGGATTCATCAATAGCCATCAATGCTCTGTGTGAATTTAAAAACTTTTCTGCAAACGCTACACCTTTTTTAGTAGATAAAGATTCTACATTCATAACTAATATGTGTAGGTCCTCCCCTGTTTCAAACAAAGTATCTAATTTTCTTTTTTGTTTTATACTAATTAATGATTGCCATAACACATTTTTATAATCTACATGGTCTACTAAATGTGTAGGTATCTCACCTTCGTGCCAGTTTTTTACTACACCTTTTGGTGCCACAATTAGGACACCATTGATCTTACCATTGTCATAAAGCATGGATATGTTGTCTATTAACACTTTAGATTTACCAGTACCCATCTCCATAAAATATGCAAAGTATGGTTTATCCCATGACATTTCTAATGCCTTAAGCTGATGCGCATACGGCTTTGTCTTAAATTTATAATTCATAATATTTTTTCTTTCTGTATTGACATTTATATATAGGACGTTATATGATTTGTCAATGTCAGAAAGTAATAAATATGAAAGTTTAAAAAATAATTATGCACCTACGGTGTATGTTATCCAAGAAATTCCTGGAACACGTTCTGGTAATCCAAAAATAAATATCATGGGTGCATCAGAATATGGACAATTTAAATTTTTACTACCAGAACTTTCGCAAATAATTTTTTCACCTGGACCATTAATTTTTAAATTAAGAAATGGTTTAAAAAGTTTTAATACAAAAGATTATTTATTACTTACAGGAGATCCTGCAATCATAGGTGTTGCATGTTCTATTGTATCTGATATTACAAATGGTAAATACAATGTATTGAAATGGGATAAACAAGAAAGAAGATATTATCCTATTAAAATTAATCTATACGAGAAAGGAAAAATAGATGAGTAATATAAACTTTGAAGCAGATCAAAGAGAAGATTTAAACTCTGTTAACGATGCAAAATCATTATCTGATCAAGTTGTTAAATTAAAACAATTAGAAGATGATCTTGTACAAAAAGAAAACGAATTAAAAGAACTGAAGAGGCACATTGATTTAGTATCAGGTGAGGTCATACCTACCATGATGCAAGAAATGAATATCTCTACATTAAAACTAGCAGATGGTTCTTCAGTTGAAGTAAAACCAGTTTACGGTGCTTCTATTACAGTAGCTAATAAAG